AATGAACTTGGATATCACAAATACGAAATGCATGAAATATTGAAGAATAAATTTGCACCAGCAAAAAGCAGGGAACTTAATATACAAGAATTTGATAATTACTGTGAAACTATACGCTGCTGGGCTATACAAGAGCTGGGGGTTAAGATACCCATGCCAAATGAATGCTAACAAATTACATTACTTACTAACAAAAATACAAAATGGAAATAGATATTAAAAAAATAGTGCCTAATGGCAGTAACCCAAGAAACATTAAGGATAATAAATTTAAGCAGCTAGTGCAAAGTGTTAAAGATTTCCCAGAAATGTTAGAACTAAGGCCAATAGTAGTAGATGAAAATATGGTAATACTGGGCGGCAATATGCGATACAAAGCTTGCATAGATGCAGGGCTAACTAAAGTGCATATAAAAAAAGCAGTAGGATTAACAGAGGAACAAAAGCAGGAATTTATAGTAAAAGATAATGTAGGTTTTGGGCAGTGGGAATGGGATATATTAGCTAATGAATGGGATAGTGTCAAGCTTGAAGAATGGGGGCTAGATGTTTGGGTTAATGAAGATGAAAAAGTGCAGCAGCATAATAAGCTAGAGGATAGCTTTGTGGTGCCGCCTTTTAGCATATTAGATACAAGGCAAGGCTATTGGAAAGATAGGAAAAAAGGGTGGCATGAATTAATAAATGACAAAGGGGAAAGCAGGGAAGGTAAGTTAAGTGAAAGCGAACTTATGGGCGATATTAATAATGGTGTAAGCATACTTGACCCAGTGCTTGCAGAAATAGCGAATAGATGGTTTGGCTTAGATAACTGCAATACATTTGATTGCTTTGCAGGGGATAGTGTTTTTGGGTATGTTAGCGATTACTTGGGTAATAAGTTTACTGGCATAGAACTTAGGCAGGAACAAGCGGACTTAAATAACCAAAGATTAAAAGGCAGTGCAAGTAAGTACATTTGTGATGATGGGCAAAATGTATTAAAGCATATTAAGCCTAATACACAGGACTTATTATTTAGCTGTCCGCCTTATTTTGATTTAGAAGTGTATAGCGAACTAGAAAATGATGCCAGTAACCAAAAGGAATATAAAAGCTTTTTAGGTATATTGGAAAAGGCTTTTACGGATAGCATAAAGTGCCTAAAGGATAACAGGTTTGCTTTTATAGTGGTGGGCGATTTAAGGAATAAGCAGGGCGGTTATTATAATTTCCCTAATGATGTAAAAAATATATTTATTAAAAATGGCATGCTATTGTATAATGAAATGATATTAGTAGAGCCACTGGGCACCTTACCCCAAAGGGTTAGGCGGTATATGCATAATAGAAAAGTAGGTAAGTGCCATCAAAATATATTAGTATTTTATAAAGGGGATAGCAAGCAGATAAAAAACATATACCCTAAACTAGATTTAGTAGTAGATGAAAGCTAAAATGCATAATTATAGCGACTGGGTAAGGGAAACAAACCCCAGCAAATTAAAGGCCTATTATACTAAGCTATTAACGGATAGCGGTTTTAAGGTTTTAGATGTAGTAGAAAAACACTTTAAGCCTTATGGATATACTGCACTATTCTTATTAGGGGAAAGCCATTTTGCAGTACATACTTTCCCAGAAGAAGAAACTACATATATTGAACTTAGCAGCTGTGTACAGCAGCCATTTTATAACTTAATTAAATATACAAATAATGGACAAAAGTAGACATATAAAAAAGGAAGCTTTATTGCAGGCCTTAGAAAATAGCTTAGGTGTAGTAACTGTAGCCTGCAAGCAAACTAATACACCAAGAAGCACTTACTATAAATGGCTAAAGGAAGATAGGGAATTTGCTAAGCAAGTAAAGGATATAACTAATATAGCTTTAGATTATGCAGAAAGCCAGTTACATAAGCAAATAGGTGATGGCAATACAAGTGCTACTATATTTTATCTAAAAACCAAAGGCAAGCAAAGGGGCTACATAGAAAGGAACGAATTAGATTTAACCAGTGGCGATGAGCCAATACAAATTAATGTAAATATAAAGGGCGTTGATTATTAATACCGAATTTACAGGCACCCAAGAACAAGCAATAGAATACCTGTTTGATAATACTACTAGGGAAATACTTTTTGGCGGTGCTGCAGGTGGTGGGAAAAGCTATGTAGGCTGTGCTTGGCTTATACTTATGGCAGTTAAATATCCAAGCACTAGGTACTTAATGGGAAGAAGCAAGCTCGATGCTTTAAAGAAAACCACTTTAAATACATTTTTTGAAGTGTGCCAGCAGTGGGGGCTTATAGCTAATAAGCACTATAAATTTAATGGCAGCAGTAATATAATAACCTTTTTTAATAAAAGCGAAATAATACTAAAGGACTTATTTTTATACCCAAGTGATAGGAATTTTGATAGTTTAGGTAGTTTGGAAATTACAGCAGCCTTTATAGATGAAGCAAACCAAGTAAGCGAAAAGGCGAAAAATGTAGTAGCCAGCAGGCTAAGGTATAAGCTTGATAAATTTAATATAATACCCAAGCTGCTTATGACTTGTAACCCTGCTAAAAACTGGGTTTACACAGAATATTACAGGCCTTTTAAGGAAAACAAATTAAAGCCTTACAAAAAATTTATCCAAAGCTTAGTAGTGGATAATAAGTTTATAAGCCAGCACTATGAAAAGCAGCTAAGCCAGTTAGATGAATTAAGTAAGCAAAGGCTACTATATGGAAACTGGGAATATGATATTAGTAATGATAGCCTAATACAATATGATGCAATACTTAATATATTCAGTACAAAAGGTAAGGCAGGGGATAAATACATAACATGCGATGTCGCAAGGTTTGGGGCTGATAAAACTGTTATTATGCTTTGGCAGGGGCTACATATAGAAAAGGTGGTTACATACCTTAAAAGCGAAATACCATTAATAGTGGAAACAGTAAGGGATATGCAGCAGCAGCACCAAGTTAAGCTTACTAATATAATTATAGATGAAGATGGGGTAGGTGGTGGGGCTAAAGATTATTTAAGGTGTAAGGGCTTTGTAAATAACAGCAGGCCTATTAATGCAGAAAATTACCAAAACCTAAAAACCCAGTGCTATTATAAGCTGGCAGATATAATAAACAAAGGCCAGCTAGGTGTAAGTGTAAATGATGTAAATATTAAAAAGCATATAATAGAAGAACTGGAACAGGTAAGGGCTAAGGATATGGATAAGGATAATAAGCTGCAAATAATACCTAAGGAAGATGTGAAATTAAACATAGGCAGAAGCCCAGATTATGCAGATGCTATTATGATGAGAATGTATTATAACCTGCAGCCTAATTTTGGAAAATACTTTGTACAATAATAAGGCCTTTTACGCCAGCCTGCCAAGTAGGTTACAAGTAGCTGCCCAACTTATTACTATACAAAGTACTACTAAAAACTAAGACAAATATACGATTTTAAACTAAATAACAAAATAATCTATTATTAATTAAGGACTATGAAAGTAAATATTACCAAAGACGGAAAAAAGGAAAGCTATAATATTATAAATAGCTGGGAAGATGTAAGCTTAGAAAGCTGGGCTACATTAATTGCTAATGCAGCTGGTGCTAAAAACAAGGCAGAAGAAGCTATAGCAAGCATAACAGCCCTAAGCGATATGCCAGAAAAACTGGTTAAGGAATTAAATATAGAAGATGTATCTAAGCTAATGAAATTGCTAGCTGATATACAGGCAAGGGCTAACAGTAACCTGCAGAACAAAATAACTGTAAATGAAATAGAATATGGCTTTCACCCAAACCTTGAAGAAATAACTTTAGGGGAATGGGCAGATATAGAAAGCTGCATACAAGATGGCCTGCAGGCTAACATGCATAGGATTATGGCAGTGCTATACAGGCCTATTGTAGAAACTAAAGGAAATTTTTACACTATTGAAAAGTATGATGTAGATAGTAAGCGTATTAGGGAACAAGAATTTAAAGATATGGCAGCAGAACAGGTGCAAAGTGCCCTTGTTTTTTTTTGGACTTTCGTAAGAAAACTATCAAAAATTTTGCCACTGTTTTTAACAATGAAATTGAGGGAAGCGACAGCATAATGGATAATGATTTAACTGAAATAGGTAGGAATAATGATGAAGCTTTCGCCAGTAGGTGGGGCTGGTTTGGGGTGATGTATAGATTGACAAATGGAAATATAATACACTTAGCACAAATAGCAGGGCTGGAATTATACACCTGCCTTACTTGGTTATGCTATGAAACAGATTTAGAATTAACTAACAAAGTACAAAGACATGCCAGAAAGTAGATACGCCATGTGGCGAAATAGTAGCAGCAAAAGTGTTACTGACCAATTTCCTTATGATAGTATTAGGTACAAAACTTTTAACAATGTTATTGATACATTATGCTGCATAGGTTTTAAGCATGCTTTTGTAAACCAAGTAGGATATGGGGATATATGGGAAATAGATATTGAAAAGAATGTGTTATATCCTTATTTCCATGTGGTGCCTACTACAGTTAGCACAGATGTTACAAATTTACAATATAACTTTCAGCTAATTATTATGGACTTAGTAGAGCCAGATGAAAGTAACGAGCAGCAGGTGCAAAGTGATACCCTACAAATACTTTTAGATATTATTAGCCTTTTTAGAAATGGCAATATAACCAAAGTAGATGAAGCAGAAAGGCCAGTATATTATTCAGAGGGGCAATATACTTTACAGCCATTCACTGAAAGATTTGACAATGCAGTAACTGGGTGGATGGTGGACTTTACTGTGATGGTGGATAACCCTTTCCCAGCGTGTAATGTGCCGCTGAAAGATAATAATAACTGTATAGATTAATATACATGAATAAAGCAAGCTTATACCTAGTAAAATTAAGAACTAATTATTTTCATAGTGATATACTAGAGCACTGGGAAAGTGGCTTAAACAGGCTTAAAATAACTAATACAATAATAACCAAATAAAGAAAAAATGACAACTTTTACAAGTACAATTACTGAAAGCGTTACCCTTAATGGGGCGGTAAGGGGCAGCACAAACACAGTAGCTATAGCTGATATAGATTATGTAGCAGAAAAGATAATGGAATGCCCAGCAGGAACAGCAAGGGCAGCACAAACAGTTATAGGAAACTGGGCAAGCGTTACTAATGCAGCCCAATACCAAAGTTATGATTATAACGATAGTAAATATATAAGAGTTACAAACCTATCAGAAACAGTTACAATAGAAGTAGCCTTTGTAAGTAATGGGCAAGATAATCAATGTACAGCAGCAAAAAGTGCAGATAGCTGCAGGTTTACACTACAGCCAGCCCAAACTGCTATAATGTGGGATAGTGAAAGGGGCAAGCTAGGTGAAGCTACTGTGCCTAATTTTAATAATGCACCAACTGACTTATCCTATATAGTGATTAGTAATCCTACTTTTGGGGAAAGTGCAGAAAGTGTAAATATAGAATTATTTGTAGCAGGTAAGAAAAAAGCTGCTTAATATGGCTGATGTAAACACTGCAAGCCAGCAAAGGGTATTAGCAAGCTTTGCCAAAGATGTAGTAAAAGCTGCTAAAAGTAACCTTAGTGCTAAAAAAGGTGCTACAGCTTTAAGTAATACTATAGGCTATAATTTAGAGCTAAAGGCTAATGGCTTTGTAGTAAGCTTTAAAATGGCTGACTATGGTACTTTTGTGGATAAAGGTGTAAAGGGTAGCGGTGGTGAAATATTAACTGGCCGCCATGCAGGCAAGTGGGGTGGTAGAAGATACTATACTACATGGCAGGGCAAGCGTAAAGATAGCCCTTTTGCCTTTGGTAAAAGTAAAGGCGGTGGCTTAACAAAAGCGATAGGGAAATGGATTAAGAAAAAGGGCATAAGCTATGCAGGCTATACCACTAAATCGCTTACAATGCTAATTAGCAGGAACATATATATTAAGGGAATACATGGCATAAGCTTTTTGCAAAATGCCTTAGAGGATAACTTAAAAAACTTAAAGCAAGATTATGCAATAGCTTTTAAAGATGATTTCACTGAAACAGCTTTTGCAGGTATTAAAAGAAAAAAATAATGATATCACTTATACAAGAGCCAGCAGTAATGCTGCAGCCAGCAAGCCAGCCAACTGTCTATACAGTTATTGATGATAATGTAGTTTTAAATCAAACCAATGTTAAATTTATTTGCGAAATTTATGTAGGCAAGCAATTTAATCCTATAAGTACTAATTTCCCTGTAGCTACTTTAAAGACTAGCCCTAATGCTGCAGGGAGTGGAATATTTGATGTAAGCCCTGTAATAGAAGCTTATACAAATGTGCAGCATGAAGGTAGAAAAGGAATAAGCACCCAAAACCCTAACCAAAATAGCACCTTTAAAACTGTGCCCTATAGTGATACTACACCCCATGCCTTACACCTTATAGATAAATTTTGCACTTCTAATAAAAACTTAACATGGTACCAGTTAAGATTTAAGGTAGAATTTGCAGACCCAGTAACAGGCTTAGCTACTATAGATGCAGGAAATGAAAGAACTACTTTTATTAAGCTGGCCTATAATGGCGTATTATTTAACACTAACCCTATAAGCTATGACAAAAATAATAGATACTGGTATGATATGCAGGATATTAATTATGATGATGGAAGCGGTGATTATTATATTAGGGGCACTTTTGGGAGTGCTATTGGTGGCAAGTTTCTTACTAATATGCCAACTAAGCAGCAGATGGGCGAAAATGACTATGGAACAGTAGCTTTTTTAAATTGCATAAATAGTGGAAATGAAAGAACAAACCCAGCCCAAGCTAATAATGCCATAGAATTTATTACTATGGACTTTTATAATGCAGCTGGTGCTGTAGTGCAGCAGAATACTTATTGGAATGTGCCTATAAATGGCGGTAAAAATAGCTTAACACCAGATTTAGATACAAGTTCTTACTGGGTTTATTTTGGGCATGGCTTAGCTAATATGAAAGGTAGGGGTGAAACATGGCCATCAAGTGCAGTAGGATATAAGCTTTATGCTAGTGGTAATGAAAAAAGGGAAATCGGTAGGGTGTATGATTTTGAAATAGTTTACGATGATTGCAGGGGATATGAGCCAGTAAGGTTATGCTGGCAAAATAGGCTAGGTGCTTGGGATTATTATACCTTTAGAAAGAAAAGTAAAAAAACTATTAAATCTAAGCGTAAAAATTACCAGCAGCTGGCAGGCACTTGGAATGAAAAGTATTGGCGACCTAAAGACCACTTAGGGGGTATGAAAGTTTTTGATAATGTAGCTAAAGAAAGCCTGCAATTAAATACAGATTATGTAGATGAAGCTACAGCTGCATGGTTTGAAGAACTATTTACAAGCAGCCAAGTTTATATAGTTAATAAATTTAGTGACTGGAACCCTACACAGGCTTTTACAGATGTTAAATATATACACAAATACATAGAGCCAGTAGTAATAGCTGAAACTAAATACAGCAAAAAAACTATAGCAAATGATGGCTTAATACAATACAGCTTAAAAATTGATAAAAGCAAGGCCTTAAATATTCAAAGAGCATAAAATATGGCAGTACAATTAATCTTATATCCGCAAAAATATGATGGCTATTATTCTTATACTAATGGCAATACAAGCAGCACAGGTGCTAATAGTAATAATGGGGGTACTACACCAATATTAACTCCAGTACTTACACCCCAGTTAGTAGGAAATGCTGGCTTTGCTGGTAATAGTTTTGGCACTGCTACTAATATTGGCACCCCTAATAGTGGGGGGATAGTAAGTAACTTGCCAGCTTTAAGAACAAATGCAGCACCTATAGGGCAGTGGCGGTTAAGCTACACCAATGATATTACAGGTGCAGCCTTACCAAGATTAGAGGGGGGTAATTTAAGGCTAACTACTGCAGGTGGTGGTGGCAGTACAGCAATAGCTTATACTACAGTCGATGGCTTGCAAGCAGGTAATAGCTACAGGGTTTTAATAACTATAGAAAGTGCACCAGCAGGCCGCTTAGAAATAGGGGCTACAGGTGCTACAGAATGGGAACAACCTACTAAAATGAATAACCTAGCAAGGATTAGCCAGTTAGGGGGCAGGCAAGGCATGTTAGAAGCTAGGGCGGATATGATAAACGCCAGCACAGGTGCTAATATAGGAAACCCTTTAAGGGCTAGCATAAGCACCCAGACAAGATTTTACCAAAATTTTATAGCTAGGGATACTAGGGAAGTATTGCAGATAAGCTTTCAAGGTAATAGCACCCAGCCAGCAGTAATAAGCACAGTAAGTATAGTAACAAGCCCAACTAATTTCCCTAATAATCCTAATATAAATAATGGCGGATTAACAGCCCAAACTAATGCAGCTGCAGGTAATGCTCAAACCTTTTTAAATGATGGGCAAGTTATTTTAGATTTATACAAAGATGAAACTATACCCCTTAGCCTAAGTGCTGATGATTTTACTAAGGTAGATGAAAAAATAGCAAGCTATTCTAAAAGCTTTATGGTGCCAGCCACTAAGCATAATAATAAGATATTTAGCTTTTATTTTGATGTAACTAGAAGTCAAGCCCATGATGTATTTTTCTTTAATCCTTTTGCGAAAACACAGGCTAAAATTAAAGATGATACAGTGCTTATTTTTGAAGGCTGGATGAAGCTAATTAATGTACAAATAAAAAATGGGCAAATAAGTTATAATATAAACCTATACAGCGAGCCGACTACTTTTTGTGATTATTTAAAAGCTGGTACTTTGGGCGATTTAGATATGAACGAATTAGCCCATGAATATCTATTAGGAACAGGCATACCAGATAGCTGGGATGATAGTATTGGCTTGCCACTTACTAACCCTTTACCAGTAACTAGCTTAGCTTATGACCCTGCACTTGGTGTAAATAATACCAATGTAATAAAATATCCTTTTATTAATTGGAGTGGGCAGTTTACTTTACAAACAGCTAATAAAATTATGGTAGGCATGCCAGAAAATGTTTTTAGGCCAGTAATACAGTGCAAATATTTGCTGGATAAAATGTTTGAACTTACCCCTTTTAGCTATACCAGTAACTTTTTAAATGGCAGTATTTTTAAGAAGTGTTTCATGGATTATAATTTTAGTGGTGACCAAGCTTTGTTAGCTAGCACTTATGTACAAAACGACCAGCAAGAATGGGCAGCTAGTAGCACTGGTGCATGGACTAACTTAACACTGCCAATTACACAGGCTGAAAACCCAGTAGGAACAGCCTTTGCTACTTATGCTAATGCTACAGGCCTTTTTACTATGAATGCTAATGGGCAATTAATGACTACAGGCCAGCCAAGATTTTATAGGGATTGGTTTAATGGCGAGGGAGAATGGCGTGCACAAAAAACAGATTTAGGGGGTGTAGTAACTACTGCAGCAAGTGGTGTGATTAATTTTAATGATGGTGCTTGGCCTAGTAGCAGTGGAAGTACTGATTGCTCGGCCTTAGATGGCACTGCAGCACCTATTGTAAATGCCAGTGAAGCCCAGTGTGGGGCAGGTAGGGCTAATGGTATGTGGCAAATTTTTACACTACAGCAAAATGAAACCTTACAATTTCAATTCAGAAAGTCAGCAGGTGGCGGTACAATATGGCAATCAACTAATGAACAAGTAAATACATGGCAGCATGATTTCCTAAAAGATAGCTATAATAACAAAGATAGAAATATGATGTCTTTTACTATTTTGGGTGGGGAAGCTACTATTAACTTTTTGCAGCAAGGTATTAGGGCACAGCTAAAGCAGTATGATTTTTGGAGTGGGATAAAAAATATGTTTAATTTGGTTACTATGGCTGATAAAAATAACCCTAATAGGTTAATAATCGAGCCCTATGCTGATGTGTTTTTAAATAACCCAGATAGCAAGCAAATAGATTGGACTGAAAAAGTGGATATGTCTAATGTAAAAATACAGCCTTTAAATAAATTACCTAAAATTACTAAGTTTACTTATGTAGAAGATAATGCAGATTATAGGGTTACACAGTATAAAAATGCTTTAGGCGGATATTTATATGGAACTAAAACCTATGAAGCAGGTAATCAATTTTTCAGCCTTTTAGCAGGCGAAAAGAAAATAGTAGCTAAGCCTTTTGCCCCTACTATGACAGCACCCTTAACAATGCTTTTCCCAGATTTTATATGTAGCCATATTTATTCATCAGCTGATGGGGCTTATAAACCTTTTGCAAATAAGCCTAGAATTTTATTTGATGAGGGGTTACATTTTACACCAATGGCACCAAATGGCCAGCAGTTAGAATATGGCGTGTCTTGGCTTTTTGGTTTTGCTGGGCAGTTATATACTTCTTATGGTAGAATGTCGCACCTTACACAGCAAAATAGCACTGGTGCTAATACCCAAGACTTGAACTTTGGGGAATGCCCTTTAGTGCAGCCTGTAGGAAATAGCCCAACTGATAATTTATTTAATACTTATTGGCTGCCTTATTATGATGCTTTATATAACCCAGATTGTAGAAGCGTAAATATTAAAATGAAATTAAGCCCAGCAGATATTAACGAATGGAATTTTTGGGATACTATATTAATTAAAAACAGGGTTTATCGTGTAAATAAAATTAAGTATAATAGTGGCCTGCTGGCTAGTGTGGAATTAATACTGATACCATAATGCAATTTATAAAAGGACATATTACAAAACCTGCCAGAACTACACTTACTGGCCAAGTAATTTATACAAATGGAACAGATGAATGTTTACCAAACGAGCCAAGCTGTGTAGCTTATGGCTATACTTGGGATAAAATAAGCAATACATGCAGGGCTTATAGGCCAGATGAATTAGGTACTGTAATGAAAACTACCTTAACAGTAGGCAATAGAACAGAGGGAGTTAATAATGAAGTAAAAAGGGGCAGCTTTTATAATACTGTAAATGGTACTGAAAACACTATAGGCGAGGGGGTGCAAAATAGCACAGTAAGCGGCAGGGGCAATGAAATAGAAAATGATAAGGATAATGCCAGTGTAAGTGGAAGCTTTGCTAAGGTGCAGCGACAAAGCGAAATAGCTTTAGGTGGTGGTAATTATGGGCAGCTAGATAATTTTAATGGCTATGCCCAAAGCAGCACTATACACTGTATAGCTAGAACAGCAGGTGCAGGTGCTGTAGAAGCACCAGTAGCAGGTGTAGTAGGTGGGTTAATAGATGTACAAAGCCATTCAGTAATAGTATTTAAGATAACTGGCATAGCTGTTAAGGAAGCAGGCGGTGCTTATTATGCTTTTGAACAAAATATATCAGTACAAATGGCTAATGATAGTCAAGCTACTATTTGCTTAGGCACAGTGGGCTTATTATGCCCTACAGTAATGCCTGAAGAATGGTTATATCCCTACTTTTCCCAAACTGGCGATGCAGAAACTGGCTGGGGTGGATTAAGGCTAATGGTTACTGGCTTACCAGAAGTAGATTTAATGTATAACATAAAGCTGGAATTATTAGAAACTAGGAATTTAACAAATTATTAGAAATGGCAGAAGTAATAGATTTTGAAGTAAAAAGTAACATAAGTAAGGCTACAGCAGATAGTAAAGAATTTGCTAAAACAATACAGCAGGCTAGTACCGATGTAGATAACCTTAATGAACAGCTAAGCATACAGGGAAATGTTATAACAGATTTAGAAAAAGATTTAGTAAAAATGGAAGCCCAACTTAGGGAAACGCCTAAAACTGGTGCAGCTGGTTATTATGAACTGGAAAAAGCCATAGCAGAAACTACTGATGAATTAAAATTAGAAAAAATAGCCCAAAAGGAACTTAACCAAGACCGAAAGGAAGCTGTGGCTGAATTAAAGGAACTGGAAAAGGCCGCTGCTGATGCAGGTAAGGCTGCAGCTGATGGAAAAAAAGGTTTTAGCTTACTAGGCACTGGTGTAAAAGCAGTAGGCACAGCCTTTAAAGCGTTAGGTATTGGTGCACTGGTGGCAATTTTTGCAGCTTTAAAAGCAGCTGTAGAAAGAAATCAGAAAGCTATGGATACTATTAATAAGGTAGTAACTACAGTAAGCACTACTTTTAATCAAGTAGTAGATGTGTTAATTGAAACAGTAGAATGGGTTACTGCAAGCAGTGATAGATTTGATGGCTTAGGCAAGGTATTAATGGGCTTAGTAACCTTATCCCTTACCCCACTTAAATTAGCTTTTTATGGGGTTAAGTTAGGTGTAGAACAAGCTATGTTAGCATGGGAAAAAAGTTTTTTAGGTGATGGCGACCCAAAACGGATAAAGGAACTAAGTGCAGCCATAAAAGATACAAAGGCCAATATAGATGAAGTAGCTACTGCTGCTGTGCAGGCTGGTAGTGATGTGATTAATAACTTTGGCGATGCTATTAGCGAAATAGGTGCTATAGGTGAAGTAGCAGTTAATGGATTAAGCGAAATAAGTATAGCGGCTAATTATGCTATGGCTGAAAGTAGTGTGGCTGCAGCAAATAGTGCAAAGCTTGCAGCTGCAGAAATACAAGGGTTAATAGAAAAATACGATAGGGAAGCAGAATTGCAAAGGCAAATAAGGGATGATGTAAGGCTTAGCATGGATGAAAGAATAGCAGCTAATGAAGAATTAGGGCGTATTTTAGACGAACAATCAGTAGCCATGTTAGCCCAAGCTGATATAAGAATACAAGCTGCCCAGCAAGAATTAGCACAAAACCAATCTAATATCGATATGCAGGTAGCTTTAAAAGAAGCTATAAATGAAAGGGCAGCAATAGAAGCACAAATTACTGGCTTTAAATCTGAGCAGCTGGTAAACCTTGCAGCACTAGAAGAAGAACAGGCAGCTTTAGACCAAGAAAAATTTGATAAACAAGTAGAAGAAGCTGACTTTTTACTTAATTTAGAACAAGAAAATTTATTAGCTAGTATAACAAACATACAAGAAAAAGCTTTAAAGGAAATTGAAATACAAAAAGCTAAGGATATTGCTTTGGTGCAGGGCTTTGAAAACAAAGAAAAAATAATAGCCCAAATAGAAAAAAAATACGATAAGAAAAAAGCTGATATAGAGAAAAAGGCCAGTGTAGCTAAGCAAAAAATGGATAAGCTTGAAATGAAAAACAAGCTGGACTTAGCAAAAGGCACCTTTGATAATTTAGCAAGTATATTAGGTGAAGAAAGTAAGGCAGGGAAAGCAGCTGCTGCTGCAGGTGCCACTGTGGCCGCCTTACAAGGTGCTACAAGTGCTTTCGCCAGTTTAGCCCCTATACCTTTTGTCGGACCTGTTTTAGGGGGTATAGCAGCCGCTGCAGCTTTAGTAAGTGGGTTTGCAAATGTAAAGGCTATTTATGCTACTAAAACCCCAGAGGGTGGGGGCGGTGGTGGTGGTGGTGGTGGCGGTAGTTCGGCTCCGCCAGCTGGTGGTGCACCAGATATACAAGAAGCAGCAGCTAGTGCAGCTGATGGGGATATTGGTGAATTAGCACCCCAAATGGTAGGCGGTGCTTTTGAACTAGGTGGGGGTGATGAGCCAGATGCAGCTAGGGCTTATGTCGTTACCGATGATATGACAGATAGCCAAGAACAGCTCGCTGGTATTAGGCGAAGAGCCAGCGTGTAAAAATGAAATAAAAACTAATTAAATACATTACTAATTATGCCATGTAAAAAATGTAAAGACGAAAAGTATAAATATGGGGAAACTGGTAGCTGCAAATATGCTACTAAGGAACAATGCGAAGAAGCAAACCCAAAAAACTACAGTAAAAAAGTAACTAAAATAACTGAACTTGTAATAAGTGATGATAATCAAGCTTTAAGTATTGATGCTATAAGCCTTGTTAGCCAGCCAGCGATAGAAGAAAATTTTGTGTTTTTTAATAAAAGCCTAAATAATTTAACTTTAGCAAAAGCAGATGAAGAAAAAAGGATGTTAATTTCTCCTGCCCTTATCCCAAATAAAAATATATTCAGATTTGATGCTGCTACAAATAAGGAATACTATGTATATTTTTCTAAAAAAACTGTGGAACAGGCCAGCATGATGTATCTCAAATATAACAACCATCACAAAGCAACTGCACAGCATGAAGAAAGGGTAGCAGGTGTGCTTACAGTGGAAAGCTGGATAAAAGAGGGGGAACAAGATAAAAGTAATTTATATGGCTATGATTTGCCTGTGGGCACTTGGTTCGTAAAAATGAAAATTGAAAATGACGAAATATGGAATAGGATTAAAGGTGGGGAACTTAAAGGATTAAGTATCGAAGGCTATTTTGTAGATAAGCTTGAAAAACTTAGTGCACCTGCTAAGCCAACTAATGAAGAATTACTAAAAGAATTACTTAATATAATAAAAGAAAATTAACATGAATTTGAATAAATTTACAATCGAATTAGGCAAGGTAAATGAAAGGGCTAATATTAACTTAGGGCATGTAGCTTTAAATGATTTAAAAACTTTGGATAGGTTACTTAAAGATGCTAAAGCTGCAGAAAACCAAATGAAAAAAAGCGGCAAGAAAAATACAGTTTTAGAAGATAAGGAATATGAAGCTGCAAATAAGGTAGATTTAGCTACTACTAGAATTAAGGATGAAGAAAAAAACTTAGATAAAGCAAAAAAGGAAGCAGCTAAGCGTATTGCAGCAGCGGAAAAAATTAAGGATGATGCCTTTTTAGATTTAATGAATGCAAAGGAAGATTTTGAAAATATGCGTAAAAAGCAAAATAAAATATTTGCTGATTATAAAACTGCTAACAATGCTTGGGGGCAAGATATGAAAGCGGCAGAAAATATAGCTGATAGATTAGATCAAAGTATTAAAAACTTTTTAGCTGCAGCAAAAGCTTTAGGCTTAGATGTTAAAAGTGAAGTGGGTAAATACCAAGCAGCTGCACAAAGTATATTTCAATACAATGCAAAAAACTTTACAAATAGGGATATATAGCAAAATCAAATAAAAAATAAATTATTACTTTATTAATTAACGGACACTATAAAATGGAAAAAACTATGGATATTAAAAAGCAAATACTTACAGCTTTAGGATTAGAAAAAACTAACCTAGAATGGCAAGCTAAATTAACTGATGGAACTATTGTAGTAAGCACAGCACCAGAATTGGAAGCAGGTGTAGATATAGCAATTTTAACAGAAGATGGAAGCACCATGCCACTTCCTGTAGGTGCTTATGAAACTGCTGATGGGGTAGGCTTTACAGTAGAAGAAGATGGAATAGTAGCAGAATTGCTAACCGAAGAAGAAATAGCACCAAGCGAAGCACCAGCTGAAGAAGAAGTAGTAGAAGCTGCCGAAGAAGCGGATGTAGCTGATTGGGCTGGCATGGAAAAAAGAATTAAAAACCTTGAAGATGCGGTGGCTGATTTAAAAGCTGAAACAGGCGATGACAGCAAGGAAGAAGAAGAAGTGGTGGAAGAAGTAGAGGCAAAGGAAGAAAAGCCAGCAGGTACGCCTAAAACCATTAAAAAGACAGAAGTAACAGAATTTTCTAAGCAAGATTTAATAAAAGAAAATGAAGCTTTAAAAGCTAAGCTTGATGAATTAGGCAAAACTGCAGCAGCTGATAAATTGAATTTGAATAAATTTAGCACAGCAAAACCTAAAGAAGCAATAAGTGCAGCTAAATATAAGAAACTAACTGCAAAAGAAAAATTTGCATACAATTTAAATAACTAATAATAAATAATAAAAAAGAAAAATTATGGCAAGCGAATTAGATGTAACATCGAATTTTACTGGAGACCATGCTGGGCGTTATATAGCAGCAGCTTTAAAAGGTGCAGTAAGTTTGGAATTTGTAGAATTAATGGAAAACATTAAATACAAAAGAAATATAACACAGGTTACTGGTGGAAAACATGGTGTAGAAAGTGGGCACTTAATAGGCGACAGAACATGTGATTGGACTTCAGCAGGGAAATTAGATTTAACTGATAAGGTATTAGAGCCAAAAAGGTTACAAGTTAATTATGAAATTTGTAAAAAGGACTTGATAAAAGACTGGCAAGCTTTACAAATGAAATCTGGGCAGTGGAATACTAATATGGGTGCTGATTTTTCAGCTTTCTTATTAAGCCATATTGCTGGGATAATTGGTGAAAGTACAGAAATTAATATGTGGAGTGGTGCAGGTGCTACAGGTGGGCAGTTTGAAGGCTTTTTAACAGCTGGAACTGGTGCTTTTGTAACTGATGCAGTAACACTAGCCCCAGCTATTACAGGTGGTGCTTATACAGCTGCAAATATTGTAGATGAATTAGCTGCTTTATTAGCTGCAGTGCCATCAGCAGTATATTCTAAAATTAATGAAGATTTATATATGTATATGGGCGTTAAGGCTTATAGATTATACATTAATGCTATTTCTAAATTAGGATATGTAAATGCTTATTCAATGAACGCTGATTATACACCATTTTTCGAGGGTGTGAAAATTGCAGTATGTGCTGGAATGCCAGATGATAATGCAGTGGTAGCACAAAAATCTAACCTGTTTTTCGGTACTGACCTTTTAAGTGATGAGACAGAAATTCGTGTTTTAGATATGGCTAATATTGATGGAAGCGATAATATCAGAATTGTAGCTAAGTATTCTGCAGGAGTACAAACTGGCTATGCTAAGGATATTACTTGGCAAAAGTAGTAGGGAATTAATAATATAGTAAAGCAGGGGCGAAAACCCCTGCAATACTTAACAAATAAAAATAAAATAATATGTCGACACCTTGTGATTTAACTAGAGGTAGGGGGCTTGGCGGCTGCCTAACTACTCAAGGCGGAGTAAAAAATGTTTACTTTGCCGATTTTGCTACTGCTACTACAAAAGCAACTTCATCTGAAATGGATACTTTTGATGGTGTAGCAAATGTGTACAAATATGCTATGAGGCGTGGTGCTGGTACTTATACGGAAACTATTAATGCAAGTGCAGATAATGGAACTGTATTTTATACGCCATCAACTACATTAAAATTAGCAAAATTAACCAAAGAAGACCAAAACGAATTAAAGCTTATAGCACAAAATACATTATTAGTATTTGTAGAATTAAACGAACAAAATGCTGCAGGGCATAATGTTATAATGTGTATCGGTACTGATACTGGTGCTAATTTAAGTGGTGGAACTAATACTGCAGGAGCAGCGATGGGTGATTTCAATGGTTATGAATGGACTTTTGATAGTAATCAATCTTACCCAGCATGGGTATTAGAAGACTACACTGCAGACCCATTTGACAATACAGGTTTCAATAGTGGTGCTGGTGTAACTGTAATAGGATAGTAGGTTTTATATATATGTTCTTTTAAAGGGGGTAGCTTATGGCTGCCCTTTTTTATTATAAAATAAATACTAATTTTTTCTATTACTTATTAAGGACTATGATAATAATAACACAAAACCAAGCAGACCCAACTATCTTAAACTGCAGGCCTGTACAGCGTACAAACCAAGTAGCAAAAGATAAGATAAATAGGGAAAAGCAATTATATTTAATTTTATTTAAGTGTGATATAACAGGCAGGGAAGCCTATGCTTACAGTAAAGACATAGCAGATTATGGGGATAAAAGAAGCAATTACCAGTATAGTGATATTGATATAAGCCAAGTAAATGCAGTAAATCAGCAAAATGTTTACTTATCTACAGTATGCTTTGAGCCTGCTGGCAGCTGGAGTTATATTATTTATGAAGTTAATTTCCCTAATGGCCATACTATTGACTTTTTAGGCTTTCCTTTTAATTTAGTAAGCAGTGGCTTTGCACCTATTAATAATCAAGGATATTATGATAGTATCCCAGAGCCAAGCCCAGATTTAAGTAATAGGGGTGTATTAGGCTTAGCTGTAGAACAAGGAAAGTTATTAGTGCAGGGCGGTGATAACATAACTTACGAACAGCATAACCAAAATAATGATAACTATATTTATACTCAATAATGGATAAAATTTTAAATGTCAGCTTAGAAACACAAACAGCACCCCAAGTAAGGGAAACTGTGGCAAAAGATTGGATAGAATATGGCACTGCTGATAATGTGAATTTATATCCCCAGTTCCTTATAGATTTATTTTATAACTCCAGCACCCATGCTGCCATAGTTAATGCAACCAGTGCCATGATAAGCGGTGAAGATATAATTTGTGAAGATGAAGAAAATACCGAAAGCTATTTAAAAGTAAAGCAATTTTTTGCTAATGTTAATGGCAAGGAAACAATGCATGAACTATTAAAAAAAGTAGCTTTTGATTTTAAGCTGCAGGGTGGTTTTGCCTTAAATGTAGTTTATACCCAAGATAGAACACAGATAGCTGAAATCTATCATATCCCAGTAGAACGCCTTAGAGCCGCTAAGCCTAATGCGATGGGGGTAGTTACCGAATACTTTATTTGTGCCGACTGGGCGGATACTAGGCGTAATGAGCCGCAAGCTGTGCCTGCCTTTAATCCTAATGATAGAACAAGCCCAAGCCAAATACTTTACACTGGCCGCTACAGCCCAGAAATGGATGTGTATTATGTGCCTGATTATGTCGGTGGATGTAACTGGGCTTTAATAGACCAGCATATCGCTGAATTTCATCTAAATAATATACAGAATGGCTTTGCTGGCAGTTACTTTATTTCATTTGTGAATGGAATTCCTACACAGGAAGAAAGATTTGAAATAGAAAAAAGCTTACAAAAGAAATTCACTGGCACTAATGCAAGTGGCCGCTTTGTATTAACTTTTTCAGAAGATGCAAGCAGGGTGCCCCAAATAACGCCTATAGCTATGACAAACGCTGATAAGCAATACTTGGCACTGCAGGAATTAATGACACAAAATATTCTAGTTTCCCATCGTGTGACTAGCCCTATGCTTATGGGGATAAAAAATGATACTGGACTTGGTAGTAATGCAGATGAATTAAATTCTGCCTTTGAAGTTTATCTAAATACTGTGATAAAGCCTTACCAAACTACTATACTAAACAGCCTGCACAAAATTTTAATGGTTAATGGCTTAGATGCTGATATTAGCTTTGTACAAAGTAAGCCAGTGACTACAAGGTTTACTATAGATGATATGCGTGCAGTTATGACACAGGAAGAAATTAGAGAGGAATTAGGGCTAGCCCCTTTAGTGCAGGAAGAAGTGGTAGATGAAGAAATAGATTATAATAGCCAAAAGCTTACACAGCAAACCATATTAGAAAAATGGCTTGAAAATAATGGTGAAATAATTGGTGAAGATAGCGAACTGGAATTAATAAGCGATACAAATGTAGGGGAAGAAGAAGATGGCTTTGAAGCAGCACTTAATGCAGTAGCTTATGAACAGCTTAACAAAAAGCAAAAGACAGAATTAGTTAGAACTACTGCACCTAATGGCAGGGTAGATAGTAAAAGTGTGCAAGATGGGGGCAGTAAGCAAAGCGATAATTTTGATGCACTATATAGGGTAAGGTATTATTATAACAGGGATAAAAGCCTTACCTATAAAACAGGCAGCAGCAGTAGGCTTTTTTGCAGGGCTATGATGGCAGCTGCAGATAGGGGCAAGGTGTATAGAATGGAAGAACTAGCACCTAAAGCTGATGGGGGTATTGCTACCAGCCTAAGCGAAATAGGTGCTAATAAAGGCTGGGGTAGAAAAGGCAGTACTACTAATTATAATATATTCAAATATAAAGGCGGTGGTAATTGCTTTCACAGGTTTTATAGAAAGATATACAAAACTAAAATAGGTATGAAAATGGGCTTAGATGATGCACAAATTATTAGTACTACAGAAGCTAGAAGTCAAGGTTTTAAGCCTGTAGCTAATCCCCAAGAAGTGCCAGTAGCACCAGCACAAATGAAAAATAAGGGTTTTGTAAGCCCAGATATGATTAAAAAATACGGATAAAAAATAATAGATTATGGCTGGATATGTGTTATTCATCAGTGAAAATAGGATAAAGGAAAGTACTGCAATTAATGGAAATGTAGATGTAGATTATTTACTCCCATATATAAAAATCGCACAAAAAAAATATATAGAAACTAAGCTAGGAACTAAGCTGTTTATTAAGCTGCAGGAACTTATTACTGATGGCGAAGTGGACGATGCAGGGAACGAATACTATAAAACTTTATTAAATGATTATATTTCGGATAGCTTGGTGCAGTGGGGTTTTTTTGAATGTATTCCCTTTTTACGCTACAAGGTGCAGAACGGAAATATTTACCAAAAAACTAGCGAAACTGGTGAAAAGCTAAGCAGGGAAGAAGCCCAAGATTTAAGGGAAGAAGTTAGGAATACTGCAGAATTTTATACTAATAGATTAATAGATTACCTATGTGCTAAAAATAGCCATTTCCCAGAATACTCACAAAATACTGGCTGTGATGAAATATGCCCAGATACGAACAGCTTTTACAATGGCATGAATTTAGAAACTACTTTACCTAAACAATCAAACCCTTATAAATTTAATGTCAACTAATAAAACTAATTACAAGCCAAAAGCTAAAAATGAGCTGGCTTTAAAAAAATATATTAAAAATGCCGATAAAAAACAGCCTTGCAGGCCTGCCAGAAGTAATAGGCCTAAATAGCATAACGCTAAGCGTAACAACTTTTACAAACATAGAATTGGCACTAAAAATTATACTTTTATTAGTATCTATAATTTATACTATCTCTAAATTATCGCACCATTATAATAGCAAAAATGGCAAAAAATAATACAGCTACATATAGCAAAAATGGTAAGAAAAAAAGGCGTGGAATACACTCAAAAAATGCATCAAAAGGGCAGAACGCTTACAAAAAACAATATAAAGGACAAGGCAGATGACAAACCTAGTAAAACTAAGAACTTTCTTTTCTCATACCAATATACTAGCCATAGTAGAAAGTGCCTTAAAACGCCTGACAATGGCTAAAACAGTTACTTCTGACTTATCGTTGAAACACTTTAAATTAGGTGAATTTGATAGCCCAGATTTAAAAGGAAGCGGCAAGAAAATGGATGCAATATTTTTGCAAAAATTAGATCAAGCAAGGGAAATAGCAGGCTGTAAATTTTCTATTAATTCTGGCTATAGAACTCAAAAATGGAATTTAAAAGTAGGGGGCAGATTTGGAAGCAGCCATAAGCTTGGGCTAGCTGCTGATATTGCTTTTAAGGGCAGCAGGGAAAGGTATTTAATACTTAATGCTTTAATGCAAGTCGGCATAAATAGAATAGGAATTGGCCGCACTTTCATACATGCTGACTTAGATTTGAAAAAGGATAATAATGTAATATGGACTTATAAATATTAAAAAATGGCAAAGAAAAAGAAAACAAAAAAGCAGCCGCTTACTTATTTTAGTGCTGAAAATTATATAAGCTTTAAATTAGTTAAGGGCAAGCATGTAATAGATTTAGGGGCACCAGCTTTAAAAGGAAAAAGCTTTGCAGTTTATATTAAATTAAAAAGCGAAACAACTAATTCCACTTGGAGTATAGATTTAGTAGCAAATGATTATAAGCAAACCAGAACTATACCAAACGAGGTAAGCACTAGCTGGCACCATGTGCCTAGCTGCAGTTTAGATATTACAGATACTAAGCTTATAATAAGTAATACAAGTAATGATAAGGAAATAACAGGTTTAGCAGAAATAAAAATTATTAATTAAAAATTAGAATTATGTTTAAGAAATGGATTTTAACACAAACTATTAAGAAAGCTTTAGGTAGTAGAAAATTTCTATATACTGTAGCAGGTATTATAGTGCAGCTTTTAAGCGATACTTGGGGGATAGACCCAGAAACTTCACAAAGCTTACTATATTCAGTAATTGCACTTGTTTTAGGACAAGGAATTGCAGATGCTAGAAAGAAGTAATAATAGATACAGGCTAAAGCCAGATGAAATAGATTTAATAGAAAAGCATAGGCTAAACAAAAAAAACGCTGTTTTAGTTATCGGTGATTTACATGAGCCATTCTGCTTGGATAAATATCTATTATTTTGCAAAGAAAAATATATTGAGTTTGGCTGCACCCATGTAATTTTTATAGGAGATATTATTGACAATCATTATTCTTCTTACCATGAAACGGATGCTGATGGTCTAGGGGGTGGCCAAGAATTGGAACTAGCTATTAGTAGGATTAGCAGGTGGTATGCTGCTTTTCCCAAAGCTGTAGTAATTCTAGGAAACCATGATAGATTAGTTATGCGGAAAGCCCAAACCAGTGCTATACCAAGCAAATGGATAAAAAGCTATAAGGAAGTGCTGGAAGTTCCTAACTGGCACTTTACTGATAGATACGAATTAGATGGGGTGCAGTATTTACATGGCGAGGGTGGAACAGCTAGAACAAAATGTAGGGCAGATATGCAGAACACAGTGCAAGGCCATCTACATACACAGGCCTACTGTGAACATTATGTCGGCCAGAAATTTAGGGTTTTTGGTATGCAGGTGGGATGTGGAATAAATTTTGATAGCTATTCATTTGCATACGCCAAGCGTGGCAAGAAACCAGCTATAGGCTGTGCTGTAGTGCTAAATGATGGCAAGCTGCCTATTAACCTATTAATGAAGCTAGGTGAATAATTTTATAGAAAGAAACCCAGCTTTCACCTTGTTTATATTTTACATGGTGCTTATCCTTATAGTGCTGCTAATAGCAGTATAATTCAATACTAACACTCTACACAGGCCTTAAAATGGCTTAAAACGCCTTAAAATGGCTTACAGGTTATATCCTTATTAACTCTTAAATTGTTAATAACTTACTACCATATAACTGTTAATTACTAATTTTTTTATATCTTTGTGCCGTTGTTAGTAGGTAAGTTAAAACTATAAACTATAAACCCGAAAACCTTAGCTATAAGAATAATAGCAGCCAGCTTAAAAATTACTTGGCGAGTGGCTTAAACTTAAATTATAGTAATTAACTAAAAACTAAGAATGATGAAAAAAACTAACAGCAAAACCCACTACAGGAAATTATTAATAGCTAGATACATGGAAACCCAGATTATGGTTTATGGTAGGTGTATAAGCTGGATGATTGGTAAACCTTTAAGCCACTGGGATTATGACAAATTAGCTAATTTATTAATAAGTGATTTAGAGGATACTGATTGGAATGCAGATGGCCTAAGTGCTACTGATAAAGCTGATATAAAAGACATGGCTTTCATGTGTAATTATAAAGTAGATAAGCAAATGCTTAAAGCCCTTACAAGCTAATAAAAGCTAAATTAAATGCCCTAGTACGAAAGTGCTGGGGTTTTTGTGGTAAGGGGCGATTTTGCCCTATACTAAAAACTAAAAAAATGACACAAAAAATGCAAACTTTTACTGAAAAATATGGCATCAGTATTTATGAAGAAACCCTAGAAGAACAGCCTTTGGACTTTGTTAATGAAGATACAGGCTTTGTAGTAAGTGCAAGGAAAGGGAAATCTAGCCATCATGGCTGGTTATCCTTAGAGCCTTTATATTTAGTAACATGGCTTTGCAAGCGTAATAACTTGCCAAGAACTGATTACTACAAAACTATGGAACAGGCTATTACTGCTTGCCAAAAGAAATATGATGCAGATATTAATTACTTTATATAATAGACATGGAAAAATTACTTAACACAAATACAAACTTTTATAAGGCAAGGCTTAGGAATTACCTACTAACTAGGATACAATCAGAAGTTAGCAGTAATAAGCAAAAGCTATTTTTAGTGCTTAATGCTTTTGATGTAGAATATAATAATGAAAACGCTAAGAAAAGAACGCCTAATTTGCAGGATAGATTGCAAGGGTGGCTAAACTGTGCACCCTATATAATTAATTTGCCTGTATATTATAAAGATATTATCGCTGACTGTGCATGGCTGCATAAAGTAAAAACTATGAGCGGTAGTATGCAGGTAACTATGTGCAATAACTACCATAGGCATATCGCTTTCCACTTGCTTAAATACGCTAAAGAACTAAATATTAACTTAACTAAACTATACTAAAAACATGGATAAAATTATTGAAGTACCTATTACTACTACTACTATTAAAACCTTTAATGGAACAGATTTGCCGCTTTACTTTAAGTGGGATGTAGACCATACAATATGGCTGTACAGGGTAAGAATTAAAAATGGCCGAACTGTGGCTGATTTACTGCAAAAAACTAATGATGGCATAGAATTAAGATATGTAACTTTAAGCAGTGCCTTTGCTACTGATAACATACCTGCAGCTGCTGATGATTGGAAAAATATGATGCATAACTTTATACAGGAAATGCAATGAATATAGATGAATTTAATAAGCAAATGGGCGACATGTTTGGTGACAGGCATGTTAGCCTAAAGCTTACCGATAGAATAGCAGTGCATGAAATGCCTGTTAGCAGCTTTATAGGCACCTATGCTAAGCTTTTGGGTATGCGGTTAAGCACTTACAGCTATAAGCAAAAAGAAGCCTTAAAACTAATATTAGGGGCTTGGTGGATTAATGGCGAACATAATTGTAAAATATGGCTTAATGATACTTGTAGCCAAAATGAAGCTAAGGAAATGGTGAATGATTTTGAAAAGCTATATGGGCGAATACAAATACCAAAGGAAAACCAAGAAAAGATAGCTATAGAAAAATTAAGCTACAAGGTGGCTTATTTAACAGCTTATGGGGTTTTGGGTAAGAGTAAGCTATTTACTAAGAAAGGCTTTTTAAATGCAGCAGACCAGCCTATTACAAAGGAATTAATAGATAACATAATTAAAACAGCACAAAACTATGGAAAGTAAATTTTTGACTGAACATTATGGCGAGCCTACAAGCCATAAATGGGTAAAGGAAATAGAAAGTGTGGGCTTTTACAGTGGTGAAATATGGCTTACATGCATAACAGTTAATGAACATACTGGCGACTGTGAAAAAGAAAATATAGTATTTGATAGCTTAGATGTATTAAAAAGCGGCCTTTG